CTCAGAAAGAACATATGGATATTGCCAAATCCTGTAAAGCAGTATTTGGAGAACAATTTCCTACTTGCTATGAGGCACTTGGTGGTTCTGATGAGTGGAATATATAATGAAAATGGATTTATCTATTGAAAATTTCTCAAATCATATAAAAAAACTTTCTAGTAGATCCCTTGAGTGGATCTAAATAACGTTACACATTATTAAAACTTATGGCAATATATCCTATTATTCACAAAGAAACAGGTGAAACAAAGGTCATTGAGATGAGTGTCAATGACATTATGCAATGGTATAAGGACAATCCTGAATGGACTAGAGATTGGTCAAAAGGATCTGCATCTCCAGGTGAAGTTGGAGATTGGCAAAATAAATTGATTAGTAAAAACCCAGGGTGGAACGACGTTCTAGGACGTGCTGCAAAAATGCCTGGATCTAACGTAAAGAAAATCTAGTATGGCAAGAAGAAAAAGAGGATCTGCAGAGCAACCTATTGGGGTTGGACTCACAGCAAAGCAGATGAAAAGGAGAAAGCCTTTAAGTTCTGAATATCTTTTGGATATTGAACCAGTTACGGATAATCAAAAGAAATTTTTTGATGCTTATGCAGAAGGAAAACATCTAGTTGCCTATGGATGTGCGGGAACGGGTAAAACTTTTATCACTCTCTATAATGCTTTATGTGATGTTTTAGATGAAAATAGTCCTTATGAAAGAATCTATCTAGTTCGTTCTCTTGTAGCAACTCGTGAAATTGGATTCCTTCCAGGAACTCATGACGATAAAGCAGATATTTACCAAATTCCTTATAAGAATATGGTGAAATACATGTTCCAAATGCCAACTGATTCTGAATTTGAGATGCTTTATGGGAACTTAAAGTCTCAAGAAACCATTAAGTTCTGGAGCACTTCATTTCTTCGTGGTACAACTCTTGATAATGCAATTGTGATTGTAGATGAGTTTCAGAATTTGACCTTTCATGAATTGGATAGTATAATTACCCGTATAGGTGAAAATTCCAAGATTATGTTCTGCGGTGACGCTACTCAATCTGATCTTCAGAAGACAAATGACCGTAATGGAATTATTGATTTTATAAAAGTCTTGAGATCTATGCCATCAATTGATTTAATTGAATTTGGTGTTGATGATATTGTTAGATCTGGCCTTGTTAAGGAGTATATTATTGCAAAAATTAACTCAGGTCTCTAATTATGATATATGGTATCTAGATAATTTTTATGATAATCCGGACCATGTAAGAAATTGTGCTTTAATTTCATCATATATTAATAGTTCTAATTCCAAAATTAGATATCCCGGAATTAGAACTGAAGATATGCATAGTGATAAAGAGTGTAAAGATAAAAATTTAAAAGATTTTTACTTATACTTTTTAAAGACATTTAATGAGAAAGTATCATTATTTAATGTTAATGATTGCCTTAATATTTCAACATGTTTTCATAAAATTTCAGTTATTAATCGTAATTTAAAATCTCCTTTAAATACTGGATATATACATGTCGATTTACTTGATTATCGGATTAAAAACAAAAAAACATTTGCTGGATTAGTTTATTTGAATAAAATAGCGAATTCTAATTCGGGAACAAGTTTTTTCAAACTTAAGTCTACATCTGCAGAAATGCCAAAAATAATTGATAATGATAATTTTGAATTATTTAATTCTTCTTTTGGAGGATATGATTATGGATTTTTATTTAATGAATATGTAAACTTATATAATCCATTTTTAAAACGTAAACATTGGAATTATTGTTTAGAAAATAAGCAATTCGTAGATTCTAAATTTGAAAAAATTGCAGAGGTTCAAAACGTTCACAATAGATTAGTTTTATATGACTCTACGTATTTTCATACTGCGAGTCATTTTTATGTTAATAATTTTGAAGATCGACTAACACAACCCTTTTTTATAAAAATGCTATGAATTTTAATCATGTTGATATTGAACTTCCTAAACTTGAAAGGGAGACTATAGATGGTGTAAGGTATTATAAGGTTCCTGATGGTGAAGATCTCATGAAATTATTTTCAATTACTTCAGTAACTAGTCATAAGAATCGTAATTTCTTTGTAAATTGGCGTAAAAGAGTTGGTGAAGAAGAAGCAGATAAGATTACACGACAGGCAACAAGTCGTGGAACTGATATGCACACTCTTACCGAACATCATCTTAAAAATGAAGAACTTCCAGAAGTTCAACCTTTGTCGCAATTTTTATTTAAAATTGCCAAACCAGATTTAAATCGTATAAATAACATTTATACTCTTGAAGGTTCCCTGTACAGCAAAGTTCTTGGAGTAGCGGGAACAGTAGATTGTATTGCAGAGTTTGATGGCGAATTAGCAATAATCGACTTTAAAACATCTAAAAAACCAAAACCACGGGAGTGGATTGAGCATTATTTTGTTCAGTGTGCTGCTTATGCCTGTATGTTCTATGAACTGACTGGTATTCCCGTCAAAAAACTTGTAATTATCATGGCTTGCGAAAATGGAGAATGTATTGTTTATGAAGAAAGAGACAAATCAAAGTACATCAAACTACTCACCGAATACATTAGAGAGTTTGTTAGAGATAAACTGGAACTGTATGGAACAAAATAAAGAGATAGAAAAGGTTATTGAAAATAAGTTTTTAACGCCATCTAAATTTGCGTTAGAAATTGAAAAAATAGTGGCAACAGAAAATATTAATTATATTGATGCGATAGTTCACTATTGTGAAACTAACGAAGTTGAAATAGAATCAATTACCAAAATTATTTCAAAACCTTTAAAAGAAAAACTTAAATGGGACGCAACTCGTCTCAACTTCATGAAAAAAACTTCGAGAGCAAAACTGCCTTTATGATCGTGACGCCTTTTGAAACTTATCAACATTATCTGTCACTCAAAAATCATTTCACAAACTCAAAATACGACTTCTTTAAATACGGTGGTAAATCACGTGCCAGCGTAACTTCATTTAACAAAAGAAAGGATAAGTATTTTTTTGAGAAGACATCAAGAAAGTATTCTGATAAAGAAGTCGTAGATTTTCTAGTATCAAACTTTGTATCTGCAGACAACCCACAAAACTTATGGATTGGAGAAATTATCAATTCTGGAGAAAGGACTTACGCAGATTGGATGCGAAGACAGCAGAGTTTGACTTACTTGTTCAAGGAGCAATCCGAGGAATTGTTCTCGGAGATAAAATTAGACGATGCTCTGAACTGTTCCAAGGGGCATCCACCAGTTCTCAAAAGGTTTTTAAGCGGGAAATTATCGCTAGAAACCTTAACAATTTACGACAAAATATTCCGTTTCTCAAGCGATTTTGATAAGAAATTGCTGGATCCAGTGTGGGAAACCGTAAGTTTAAAAATTAAAAAGTACAGTCCATTCCTAAATATTGACGTGTTCCAATATAGAAAGAAATTAAGGGAAATCTTAAATGAGTGACTTTTTTGATTCTGATATTATTCAGGAAGAATTGAAAGAAATTAATAAACTTCAAGAAGACATCTATGGAAGTATTCTTACTTTCGGAATGATGACAAATGAAGATAAATTGGAACATATTGAAAAGTTGAGCAACTTACTAGATAAACAACGTATCATGTATACACGTTTATCACTTTCTGATGATCCAGCAGCAGTTGAAATGAAAGAGAACTTGCGTAAATCTGTGGCTTTGATGGGATTTCCACCAGAAACAGACATGCAAGTGCTATTTACTAGCATGACGAAAACGATTGAATCTCTTAAAAAATTCATCAACCCCACCCCTTGACTTCCCTGCTCATCCTTGCTATACTATCCGAGTAATCCTCCAAATCCAAACTATCCGAGGTAATCCTAATGTCTTTTGCTGATCTTAAAAAGCAATCTAAACTTGGTTCTCTGACCGCCAAACTGGTCAAAGAAGTTGAAAAAATGAATACTAGTAGCGGTTCTAGTGATGACCGCATCTGGAAACTGGATGTAGACAAAAGCGGTAATGGTTATGCCGTAATCCGTTTCCTTCCTGCCCCCAACGGTGAAGACCTGCCGTTCGTGAAACTCTACAGTCACGCATTCCAAGGTTCTGGTGGTTGGTTCATCGAGAACAGTCTTACCACTCTGGGACAAAAAGATCCCGTATCGGAACTCAATTCCACTCTTTGGAACAACGGTACTGATGCTGGTAAGGAACTGGCACGTAAGCAGAAGCGTAAACTGACTTACATCAGTAACATTTACGTGGTGAAGGATCCCACAAATCCCGAAAACGAAGGTAAAGTTTTCCTCTTCAAATACGGTAAGAAGATCTTTGATAAGATTACCGAAGCGATGCAACCCGAATTTGAAGATGAGACTCCTATTGATCCCTTTGACTTCTGGCAAGGTGCTAACTTCAAACTGAAGGCAAAGAACGTTGCTGGTTATCGTAACTATGATTCTAGCGAGTTTGCCTCACAAGGTGCTCTGCTAGATGATGACGATGCCATGGAAGGAATCTGGAAAAAGCAGTATTCTCTTGCTGAACTTGTTGCTGCTGATCAGTTCAAATCCTATGATGAACTGAAGAAGCGCCTTGATTATGTGCTTGGCACTAAAGGTGCTCGCCGCCAAGATCCTGATGAAGATGAAGAGGAAGAATACACTCGTGGTCCTGCGAAGGAACTTGATGAAGACCTTCGCACCGAACTGAACAATCTTCAACCCACTCGCCGTGCTGCTGCACCTGTTGAAGATGATGACGATGATGCTCTTTCCTACTTCGCCCGCTTGGCAGAGGACTGATTAGTATCTTGAGGGAAGGTTCAAAACCTTCCCTTTTTTTATGGAGAAGTAATTCTTAAATTTTCTCCTCTCTTCAGATATTCTGTAATATACTGTGAAGATAGAGGTTTATACTTCATTTCAACTCTCATATCATTTAAGAACATTTCCAAATATTGCTTTTTCAATACTCTAATCTCTCTTTTCAAATCATTTTTTCTTGTTTCATACTCTAGATTTGTAATTGGAACTGTAATGTTTTGAACAGTTACATATGAATTAGTATCCTCATCATAATATTTTACATATGATTGTGTAGGAAGATCATCTACATCTGGTTTTGGAAGTTTATAATTTCTATCAACTACTTCTCCTGCAGGAACAATTAATCTTCCTTTTGAGTCTTTGATTTCTTTAGTTTCATAGAACTTCACAGAGTTTATTTCTGTTCCGTAAATATCTTCTGCATATTCCGAAAGTTCTCTATTTGATAAAGGCCAATCGTTTCTGATGTTGGTGATATCTGCAGAAATTAGAACAACCCAATCTAGATCTGGTGATCCGTATAATTCATCTGCAACTTGATCTGGACGAGTATCCTCTACTATTGTGTAATCATTAAATGCAGTATAGACATTTTCAAAATCTGGTCTTATTCTAACTCTTCTGAAAAGATTTTTAGCCTCAACATAGTCTAGTGAGGATGTTCTATCCGTGAGTGGTGATTGATATTCTAAATTTGGTAGTTCTCTGAAGTATCCCATTTTAGTAGCCTACTCCATCGTTAGTTTCTTTTGAAGGATAGTCATCATTATAAATTGGTGTTAATTCTTGGAAATTTAGATCTATTACAACAGATATTGGAGTTCCATCATAGTATGTTGCATATACATTTTCCCCAGTATAATTTACAGACACTCCTTTTAAAGCACAGTCTTTAAATTTATGTAAAAATGGATGCAGATTAGCACCTTTCATATAAGATAATTTAAAAACATTAGGAGTGTTTAGGTAAAGAGTGCTATCATCTCCACCTTTAGATGCTGCCATGTATTTTTTAAATGTTCTTATAATTTTTACAACATTATTTCTTTCATTTTCATCTCTTGGAGTCATTTTAAAAGAAAATCTAAAATCACGAAGAGTTACCCCATTAAATAATAACTCCAGATTTGGATTGAATATTTTTCCGTCTTGTCTTGCTAGTATTTGATCAATAGAAACGTTAGCACCAAAAATGTTTACTGCTTCTGATGCTAATTGTTTTGTTATTAAATCTCTTGCCTCGTCTAAAGATATTACATCTTGTATTTTGGAAAGTGCATTAACTCCACTACTAACCCATGTTGATGAGTCATTAATTTGAACCCCACCCATAAGATCACCAGCGGCACCTACCGCAGCTGCTGCGATAGAATTCATTTTCTCTTCACCCCAACTAACAGAATTGGCATCCTGTATGTTAGATGGCATGGGTAAAAGAATATTTTCCAATCCAGTTGCTTTTAATTCTGCTGTTTCTGCACCAGAAATTAACCCCTTTCTTTTATAAGAAAGTACTTGTATTTTAAAATAATCAGTATCTTCCTCAACTTGCAAATCTGCTGGATACCTTATGCCCGTTATGGCCATTTTAGTTTTTTAACTATTTAGACGAAATTTGCCAAATGGGATGGTTTGTAAGTCTTTTATTTCTGATGGATATACTTCATAAATTCCACCAGCAATCTCATCCCAAGTATATTGCCTAACTTCTCCCCAGTGGAAATTAATTCCTCTAAATCCCCAGGAAAAAACATCAGTAACTGCTACTAAAGGATTTTGGTCATATTGAATGTTTGGCGTTTTTGGATTGTATACAAACACATAATATTTTCCAGTTTTTGGAATTTTACTACTTTCTGTTAGTGCAGTTATAATTTCTAACATCAAATCATCTGGGTCTTCAGTTCCAATCAAATTATCAGTTATCTTACGAAGTCGATTAACATTATCATCAGTATCTGTATTTGTTTTTTCTCTTTGTTTTAAAGTTTTTCTTGGCATTTTAGATATCTAACTCTTTTTCTGTAATAACCTTAAATTGCCACTGGCGATCATCGCAGAATTCTTTTGCTGCTTTCCATTTTGCCTGATTTTTTGCATACTCATATGCTTCATACAGATACTGTTTTGTTTGGCGTTTTGGTTTTTGTGGAGGGGATAGTTGCTTTAATGGTTTGATTTCAATTAGATATTTTTTAATTTCTCCAGTTGATTCCTTTACTTTAATATAAAAATCTGGAAAATATCTATGGACTCTATTATCTACTGGAGAGCGATAAGGTAATGCAATTTCTTCAGATCCCCATTCCAAAATTTTATCATTATTATCACAATAAACCATAAATTTTCTTTCCCAAAGAGATCTGTATATGATGTTTGTGGGATCTCCTTTGTACTTTTGTGGATATGATGGCTTATATTTTCCCTTATATGACATCTAAATAATTCATAACATAGTATCTTGTAGATATTTAGAAATGAACGTACCACAGATTGGCACGGTTAATATGTCAACCTTGCCAACATTTTTAAATTTGGCAAGATCCAATTTATATGAAGTATCAATAAATGCACCGACAAAACCTTTTAGTGATTTTTTATTGAATGGAAGACAATATGGTTCAATTAATTTTACCTCTGATTTTGGAAATAGATTAGGTCTTTTGTGCTCTGAAGCATCTCTTCCGACTTCATCTTATGCAACTGCTGAAGTTAAGGATAATTATATGGGAGTTGCACAAGAATTTGCACATACTAGAATTAATACTGATATTGATTTTACCTTTTATATTGATCGTCAATATAAAGTTTTAG